CTTTATTTAAGAGATCTGAAGCTGTAGACATTATGCAAGAGATAGATAAGAAGAAGATGGATAAGTTAAAGCAAATAGAAAACGAAACTCAACAAGTGACGTTTAAGCAAGAAGATATAGAAGTAATGAAAGAAGAGCCAAAATTTAAAGAAGAGTTCGAGCAATTAGGAGAAACACAACAAGAAAGCGTAACTAAACAATTAAAAAATAAAGGTAAAGTTACAACTAACCCAAGTAATATAACTGGCAAAACCTTACCTCCTTTAATAACAAATCCAAAAGCAAGAGTATTTCCAGAATACTTTGAAGGTTCAGATCAAAACTTATTATTTAGTGCAGTAGATAGCAGCAATAAAGTAGCAAATTTAAGCAATTTTGAACTACAAGATGCAGTAACAAGAACCCAAAGATTTAAGTTAACGACAAAACAAATAAAAAACATACAAGTTAAAAAAGCAAAATATGATAAAGCAAATGCAGTATTTGAAGAATTAGAAAAACAAATTGATGAATTATTACAAGGCAAAGGCAAGCAAGGTAAACTTATCGACCTTGATCCTGATGCTGCTGATACAGAGCTAGATAAGCTAATGGCAGCAAGAGAGGCAGCAGATAAAGAACGAGCAAAGTTTGTAGATAGCCGACTTGACTACCACTCAAAACATATGGCATTAGTTAATGCTTTAAAAAGTAGAGAGCTAGAACCAGTAGTTAATAACTTAAGAGAAGAATCTATTGCAAACAGAGAAGAAAAGAAACGATTAAAAGAAGTACAAGAGTTAAAAGAGGCTATCGATTTTAAAAAAGCAAGAGGAGATTATAAAACTAAAAAAGGCTACAACCTTGATGAAGCACATAAGATTGATAACTTTACATTTGTTCAGTATGGAGTAGAACTTGAAAATTTAGTTGATAGTCAAGGAAAGCGTTATGGTCGTTTTTACTTTGGCAATCCAAAACCTAGATTTAACAATGAGCCTATTGAATTTGTAAGCGATTTAGATATAGCTATATATACAGTTGCTAAACAAATAGCAAATGGATCATCTAAAAAAAGTAAGTCTCATTATAAGTATGTGGACTTGTTAAACGATTTAGGTTTAACAAATAACCAAATAATGACTAGATATAAAGAAATAATAGAAGAATTAAAAGCTGGTAATTTTACTATTGAACCTTCAGAAAATTATTTCTCAAGTAAATTACTTCGAGTTATTTCAGATCTTGATACTGAGATGAAAGATATAGACGGAAGATATAGTTATGAAATAGATCCAGAAGCTATTATCAGTCAAAGGGTAAATAAGGCTAAAAAAGATTTAGACGCTAAGATTAATCAAGAATATAGAGATGTTAACAATCCTAAGAAGCCTACAGAAGATGAACTTTTAGAACCAAAAGAAGGCGACTACTACGAAATTATTGAGGATCAAGGTGGAGATGTAGGAGATGAAGAAATTTATTTAGCTTTAGCTGGCTATCAAAGATCTCAAGTACAAGGTTTAATGCAAGAGATAGAAAAAATATCTGGCATAGATTTTAAATTAGTTTCTGATCCTATTGTCGGTGTAGCTGGGCCGAAGGCTGCAAAAGAGTATGGTGTTCCTGTTGGTACAAAAATGCCAGCAAAAGGTTTTTATAGGTCTGGGGAAGATCCTGTAAAAGATTTAATAGTCGTATCAATGGTACATGGACAAGACTTTGCATCGTTTGGTGCTCTTACTGAGACTGCATACCACGAAGCCTTCCATAGATTATTTAACAGATACTTTACTAAGCAAGAAAAGGAATTACTTAAGGCTGCATTGCCACAGTTAAGAGAGCTTGCTGCTCTTACAAAACCAAAAATGCACGACAAGATCTTTGGTCTAAATGGTAAAAAGCAACTAGGTATGGAAGAAGTTATATCAATAGCAGCATCAGGTTATTTACCAGCTAAAGAAGTTTATGAAAAGAAAATTGGTAAATGGGGTAAAGTTTTTGACAAGATTGAACAAATAGTTGCAAGAGTTAAAAACTTCTTACAAGGAAAAGGATTTCAAACATGGGAAGATTTGTTTGATAATTCTTTCTCAGGAAAAATACAATCAAGAGGATTAGCTGCACAAGAAGGTGTTATAAAAGATAGTCCAATAGAAACTACTATGTTTGAAACAGATCCTGTTGAGCTAAATAATTTATTTAAAGATAATTTAGAAGCGTTAACCGATGGCAGTATTACTCTCGAAGAGATGATGTCTAATGTTTTGCGTCCTTTAGTAAATAGAAAGTGGGAAACAAAGGGTGCAAAGTATTTTATACCGACTACAAATACAGAATTTATTGCAGCAAATAAAGCAATAAACCAAGCTATGGACAAAACAGTCGAAGCTTTGATGACACCTAATGCAGAGTTTCCAGACATACCAGCAGTCAAGTTAAGCGAATTAAATAAGATGGCAATGCAACTAATTGATGATGTTGATGGCAATGTAGATGAAGTTATAAAAATATTTAGACAGGCCACTAAGGGCGATATGTTGGCTATGAATGATTTATCTTCCTTTGCAGCTATACGTTTAATGAGAGATGGTACTACTGATATGTATGCTGTCGCTGCTAAAAATTACGAACTAGATCCTTCTCCACAAAACGCACAATTCTTAGTTGCAACATTTGAAAACTCAGCAAAATTAAATACTGCTTACGCTACTTGGGGTAGAGCATCTGGACAAAGGCTGCAAATGATGGGTAGAGAAGTTGACTTTAATGGAGAGCAAATAACTATAAACGTAATGAACGCAGAACAGAATATAACAATGAGAGGAGAATCTGGATCTGTACAAGATGCAATGAATAATGGATTAAAAGAACAGGATGAAGGTTTAGGAAATGGTGCTTACTTTACATCTGAAATAAAGCCTAATTCTGTAGCTGGAGATGATGTACTTACTGGTAATTTAAAAAATACTAATATTGCTGACTTAGTAGAAGCGGGTGTTGGTCTAAAACAGATACTACAAGATAGAGGAGTTAATGTTAACTTCAATAAAACATTAAACAAAACACAAAAGAAAGCAATTAATGAGTATGTTGCAGAGCTAGGGGTAGATGGTATTAGATTAAAAGGGTCAGATTTAGGACTTGATGGAGATATTATATTTATTCCAAATATAGATAAAGCTAATAAACTTATTGGTTCTAAGGCTGAAATAACTCCAGAGGCAGAACGTCCAATCGGATTGAACAGAGAAACTTTTGAAGCAAGTTTAGCTCAAGGAACTAACATACTTAAAAAAGTTTTAGATGAAGATACTTATGAAAGTATTTTTAGTGGAGAGCCTAACGACAAAGCAAGAGAAGTCTTACAACTATTGGCAGAAGTAAATCCATACCTTAACGACAAGGTTAATGGTACAAGAATTATGAGACATTTAAACAAGACTTTTGAGCAATACCCAAGAGGGTCAATGACACAACAAAACCTTGTTTCAGCATTTAGAAACTGCATATTCTTAGGAGTAAAAACATTTATGAGAGTTGCTGTTGGTAATAATGTCAGAGCAGTTTTACTACCTATGCAAAAAAATGCTGGTGCAAACATTGGAAGACTAAGCGGTAATCTTAATGACTACGAAAGAACTGCTATGAATGTAAGAGAGCAGTTACAAGGTTTGTTTGGACATAGAGGTTATTTAAGATCTCAGGCACATTTAATGCAAGCTATTTATTTAGCAATGCAATCTTTCAAGCACAATACAAACTTTGGAAATATTGGTAAGGGTCAGTTTGAGGGAGGAAAGTTTGGTGGTAATAATGGAATGAAATTATTTAAGGTCGAAAATCAAGCTGACTTACCTTTTGATTATCAACCACATAAAACACAATTACTTAAAGAGCAACCTAAAGGTAATGAGTACTGGTTAAATCCAGACAATAATGGAATGGCTTTATTCATGCATAGAGTTAAAAGTACCTTTGGCAATTTTAGTAGCAGAATGTTTGGCAGCTTAGATACTTTAATAACTACTGGCACAGCTATAGCTCAAGAAGAAATAAGACAAATGGAATTGATATTGATGGATATGTATTCAAGAGGAATAGACATAACATCAAAAAATGCATTAGATAAAGCAAATTTACAGGCAAAAGAATTAACTAGAAAATCTATGTTAGACGTTGAAATGGCTAACGGAGATGTAGTTAAAGGTGGTTTCTTTAGCTCAGAAAATATGAGACAGACTACAGAATATCTAAGTTTTACAGACGACATCAACATAAAGAGAAACAAAAGAACTAGAGAGTATGCAATGAGAAGAGCACAGGAGCAAGGTATTACAGATCCAATGGAGCAAATGGAATTTGTTAATCAGTATCTAAAACTTCCTGATGCTGTTACAAACAAAGAAGGAATGAATCAAGCTAATGCAATGTTGTCTGGTGGAGCTAGAGAATCACAACCTATAGGTGCATACGTTGATGTTAAAAATCCAAATCAAATAAGCAGTTTACCAACAAACCTTACAAACTTACCCGCAAATATAGTTGGTTCAATTACAGATCGTCTTCCAATAACTGGTGCTATTTTCCCTGTTAATAGAACTCCTAACAATATTATTAAAGGTGTTTTAAGAATGTTACCAGTAGCTAATGGAATGGTAGATAGTTACTGGAGAGATATAAATTCTGAAGATTTATTTGTAAGAGAAAATGCAATAGGAGAAGTAGTTACTGGTATGACTTTTGCTGGAATGGGAACTACTCTTCTTGCATCTGGAGCAATAGATGTACAGGCAGGGTATGGATTTAATAGAAAGAAAAGACAAATGTATATAGACCAAAAACGTCCAGCATGGAGTATTAGGTTTAGAAAATTTGATGGTACTTATAGCGAGTGGTTTAGTTTGGAAGCTTTCGATACATTTGGAACAATACTAGGAATTGCAGCTAACTTTAGAGAGAATCTAAACACTATGCCTATTGAACAGTTTGTAAAACCAAAGGATTTAAACTATGGAAAGATAGACAGGAATGACACTCTTAGTGCAGAACAGAGATCAGAAGCGTATGAAATAAATCAAGACGTTGCAATCCTAGCCTCTGCTCATGCAATCAGACTTGCTAAAGCTGTTATGTACACAGCAAAAGATACAGCGTTACAACAAATAGATAAAGGTTTATTTAAAAGTTTGAACGATATACAAAGACTAATGGCTGACTTTTTGCAAGGAGATGCTGTTATGAATAATTATGTGGTTGGTAGTCGAGGCCGACTTTCTGACTTTACAAGACGGACTATGTTTGGATATGTACCGCAGATATTAAGAGATGTTCGTGTTGGTATAGATAATAAAAGAAGAGTAGCTCCTAACAGTAGAAGTGAGAATCCAGTTTGGGCTTTTGTTGAAAACTTTTTCTATCAACTAGGAACACAATTACCAGTAACATCTTTAGGTTATACAGTTGACATTGATGAAATTACTGGACAACCAAAGACTTATGCTACTTCTTATAATTGGGAATCTATAGATAGTTCTGTTCATAGGGCATTGTTATCAACTTTAAATCCATTAGAAGTATTTAAACCAACGCAAGAAAAAGATTATGGAATAGCTGGTGTCATTTATAACGAGTTAAATAGATTACATGGTAAAGGTGCTTACCCTCGTTTTATTGGTAGAAACTTTTTAAATACAGCTACTGGACAAAAATTAGATGATGTACAATTTAATAGAGTAAAACAAATTTTTGCAACTGAAGTGAAGCTAGATATTGTAGGTGCTGGGATACCAATGACATTTTCTGAAGCATTGCATTATTTGATAACACAAAATGATAATTACCTTTTAGCAAGAGACATAGATCCTAGCAAGATAGGAACTTCTAAAACACAAGCAAAAGGTAATACAGGAGAAAATTTCCAATTTCCAGAAAGAATATCAGATAAGAGGATGCTTACAAAATTAAAGTTAATTATGAATGTGGCTAAAGAATATAAAAAAGTAACTAAGGACAAATATCTAAATGAAATTGGAGAAGGTGGTAACGGAAGTAAGCAATTAGATCTATCTCTTAACGAATATGAATCAAGAAAACTTGCAACTCTTAACAGAGATAGTGAGCCAGTTTATGGACTAGGTGTTAATCTTAATGAATGGAGGGAAATTATTAATTCTTAGCTATGCCTTTTGCTCAATTTACTGCTACTGGAAATGGGTCAACCAAGCAATTTACCTTACCTTTTCCCTATGTAAAAAAGGATCATATAGTTGTTGCACTTAATAATGTAGCCAACACTGGTTTTACTTTTATTAATGATACGACTATTGAATTTAGTACTTTAAGTTCTGCTACATCTACACAAGAAGCATCTGGAGCACCTAAGAATGGAGTTGTAATTGAGATTGAAAGAGACACTCCACTAACAAGTCCTCTTGTTGATTTTGTTAATGGTTCTACTTTAACTGCTGGCGACCTAGATACTGCTGTATTGCAACTGTTGTATGGAATACAAGAAGCTAAAGACGAAGCTGCTCTTGGTATTCAACGTACTCCGCAAGGGCAAGACGCACAGAGTCAGCCAATAATTAATGTTGCAGATCCTACTAATGCTCAAGATGCAGTAACTAAAGCATTTTTAGAAAGAGTCGGTAGTATCACATCTACACAAATTGCAGATGGAACTATTGTTAATGCTGATGTAAATGCAAGTGCAGCCATAGCTGGAACTAAAATATCTCCTGATTTTGGTAATCAAAATATTGAAACATCTGGAACTGTTGACGGAAGAAATGTATCTGCTGATGGTACAAAACTGGATACGATTGAAACGTCAGCAAAAGACGATCAATCAGGATCAGAAATAAAGACGTTATATGAAGCGGAAAACAATACTAATGCTTTTACTGATGCCTTACTTGCAAAGTTAAATGCCATTGAAGAAAATGCGACTAGAGATCAGACAATAGCAGAAATAAAAACACTTATAGCTGGTAGCCCTTTAGATGCTAGTCATCTTGCAGCAGATTCAGTAACAGGTTCTGAGCTTGCAGCAAACTCAGTTGATAGTAGCGAACTGGTTGATGGAAGTATAGATCATTCACACCTGTCTAACGATTGCGTGGATGGAGATAACATAGCCGACAACTCTATTGGATCAGAGCACTTACAAACAAACTCTGTAGGAATTTCTGAAATTGCAGATGCAGAGCTATCAACTCTTGCTGGTATGCAGTCTGGTACAGCTTCTAAATTAGCTGACAGTACCGCTCTTACCTCTGACATTGCAGATCTAAACCAGTTAGATGGCATGGCAAAGCAGACAACTATAACTGATGATGATGCTAAGTTTCCTACATCTGGTGCTGTTGTAGATTATGTAGCTGCACAACTAGCACCTATTGGTGGATTAGAAGTTATAGCTGATGACCAATCATTTCCAAATACTCAACCAGCATCTGGTGTTGTAATAAGTATTGCTGACGCTGGAGGTCTTGTTGTCGATGCTAATGGCACAAGTGCAACAGCCCGAACCGCTAACGGAACTACAGTTACCATAAATAATTTTGCTAGTAACTTTAACAGTTCTACTGTTGATGCTGGTGTAGCGATAATGGTTAGCTCTACTGGTTCTGGTCAAGTATATAACTACCATAAAGCGACACTAAAAGAAGCTGACCTACTTAACCTAAGTAATGATATAAACGACTTTGGTAATAGGTATCGAGTAACAGATGGAGAGCCTTCTTCTAATAATGATGAAGGAGATTTAATTTACGATAAGCAAGCTGACAAGATGAAAGTCTATGACAGTACTGCTAATGCATTTAAAGAAGTAACATCTGTCGGAGATTTTAAATTCTTATTTCTATGCCCTGTTGGCGGTAGTGGATCTCCAACAATTAATGGAAGCATTGCCTCTTACGATCTTAGAGAAGGCAGTAATAATGGAGCAGCAGCTAGTGTAACTAATGCAGCACAATTATTAGTAAGTATTAATGGTATTGTCCAAAGACCAAATACAGGGACTTCTGCCCCGTCAGAAGGCTTTGCAATGGTTGATAGTAATACAATTATATTTGGCACAAACATACCATCTGGAGCAGAGGTATTTGTTATACAGATAGGTTCAGCTATTGCTTTACAAGTACCAGCCGACAATACAGTTTCTTCAGCAAAATTACAAAACGGATCAGTACAAACTGGTAAGTTGGCAGATCAGGCAGTCACTTTAGATAAGTTATTACATGGCGATAGCAATAGTAATGGAAAGTTTTTAAGAGCTAATAATGGTGCAGATCCTTCATTTGAAAGTGTAATTACTGATCTGGTCAATGACAGTTCACCGCAACTAGGCGGTACGCTTGATGCCAATGGTAATGATATAAAATTGGGCGATAATATCCCTATTAGATTAGGTAATGCAACATTTGGAGATCTTAAGATTCTTCATAGTGGCTCAGCTGGTATTCTTGATAATGTAACAGGCGATCTTAATATCAAAACTACAGGTAGTGGAGATGATATTATCTTAATATCTAATGATGATATAGAACTTCAAGTTGCAGGCGGGGAAGCTGGAATAAAAGTTATTGGAGATGGAGCGGTAGAATTATATCATAATCAACTTAAAAAATTTGAAACAACCTTAACTGGCTTTGATGCGGGTAACTTTAAATTTAAAGATACAAATGCTGGCGACCGAATGTTGCTTATTGGTACATCTGATAGCTCAACATCAATGTGGAGTGGTACAAGGCAAGGTTTAAAAATATCTGGTACTAATCCAATAATATATTTTGAAGATACAAACGCTACAGCTGGATCAGAAGATTCTTATCTAGGAGGTTCGGGTGGAAATGTTTATGCTGGAACAAAAGGAACTGGTCGTATATATTTACAAACTGCTGGAAACAATCGTTGGTTTGTAACTGCTGCTGGACATTTAGAACCAGCTGCAAATAACACTTATGATGTTGGTTCATCAAATTACAGAGTTAGAAACATTTACACCAATGACCTTAACTTATCTAACGAAGGTTCATCTAATGATGTTGACGGAACTTGGGGAAGTTATACTATACAAGAAGGTGCAGAGGATCTTTTCTTAGTGAACAAACGCAATGGCAAGAAGTACAAGTTTAATTTAACGGAGGTGTCGTAATGGGTGTTAATTTCAGTGGTCTTTCTAATGAGACAATGGTGTTACCTACTAACGGCTTTCATGGCGGTTTTTGGGTAACAGATAAAAAAGGTACAAACGATAATGGTGGTTCAGCTAGTGGAGGTAACGCATGGAGAAAAAGAGATTTAAATACTATTGAATTTTCTTGGGGTAATATTGGAAGTAATACAGTATCAAATAATTCTGTAACCCCTACAGCAGGTTGGTGGCTCATTCAAGCTTCTGCACCAGCTTGCAGGGTTGATAACCATATCTTATCAATAATCACAAGTTGGAGTGGTGTTCAAATAGGTACTTCAGCTAGAACTGATGGCTCTGGTTATTGGGTTACCAATAGAGCATTTGTTACTGCAAGATTTTATTTTGATGGAAGTCAAAGTTTTGGCATCTACCATAAATTTGAAGGTTCACAAAGCAACAGTATGGGTATGGGTTCTGGTAATGCAACAAGTGAACCTAATCGTTTTGCTGAAGCTTTGTGCCTTAAATACGAATTTGATACCGCAGGAGCTACACCTTAATTATGGCTATTAACAACGACACAAACATTATTGTTGCTCTTGAGCATCTTAATAAACATCTAAATGAATACGAATTAGATCAAAGTATTCCGCCTCATAAAATTGTTGATTGGAAATCTAGTAACAAAGATACTCAACCTACTGATGATGAAATAAATGCAGCTTGGATTGATTGGAAATCTAAAGAAGAATATAAATCATTAAGAGAAGCAGAATATCCAGATTGGAATAAACAATTAGATTACATCTACCATAACGGAATAGAAAAATGGAAGACAGATATAGTCGATCCTGTCAAAAACAAGTACCCAAAACCTAGCTAATTATGGGATTAACACAACTATCAAAGGATGGTGTTAAAGATCAAGCGATTGACTTAACCAAACTCTTGCATGGAACATCAAGTAATGATGGTAAGTTTCTTAGGGCAAACAACGGAGCAGACCCTACGTTTGAAAGTGTTATTACTGATTTAGTTAATGACAGTTCCCCGCAGTTAGGTGGGAACTTGGATGTAAATGGAAAGAATATAGCTTTCGGAGATAGTTCTGATGGTAGTTCTGATGATGTTTTGTCGTTTGGAGATAGTGGAGATTTAAAAATCTGGCATAACGGAACGAATACTTACATTAGAAAAACTACAGGTCAATTATTAATTGGAGGAACAGGAGGCGACTTAGTGCTTGAAGCTCTAGGGGATGTTAGAACTGTTACTTGGGAAGGCGAAAATATGATATACGCTAGGAGAAATGGAGCGGTAGAATTATATCATAATAATGTAAAAGCTCTTTCAACTACTACAACTGGAGTTGGTGTTTTTGGAAATAACGGAAATGGTATTCTTGACATAATTCCTACTGGCTCTGCTGTATATTCAATATTAAATTTTTATAATGTTGGTCAATCTGCCAATGCACAAATTATTGCTAGTCATGGGTCGGCTATTTATGTAGGTTCTGGAGGTAGTGGCGATGTTGTTTTAAGAACAGGCAATAGTCAAAACAAAGTTAGAGGTGTTCATAACGGAACTACAGAGCTTTATCATTCATCAAATAAAAAACTTGAGACTCTAAGTGGTGGTGTAAATATCACAGGAAATCTTGGCATAGGTGCTTCAAATCCTGCCTATGAAGTATCAGCATATGCTGCTGCTCCTCAAATAAGATTAGAGGAAACATCTACAGGTGGTTCAAAGAGATTAGATTTAGGTGTAAAAAGTAATGGTCAAGCATATATTGGTGCTAATCAATCTTCACAAACTATAGATTTTGAAACCACTAACTCAAAAAGATTAACTATTGCAGCCGATGGATCTGTTTTAACTTCAGATAGTGGTACACCTTTTTCTTGGGGCAGTAATGCGGGACATATAATTTATTCAAGTGGCGAGTATAGAAGTACATCAGCAAATGGAACTCATATCAGATGCAACAGAATGAATGGAGATGGTCATGTCGCTCAATGGTATAGAGGCCAAACTAACATGGTTGGCTTTATTTCTATTAGTTCTAGTGGTACAAGTTATGGGTCGGGATCTTCCGATGAAAGAACAAAGAAAAATATTGAAGATTGGAACGAAGATGTATTAAGTAAATTTGCATTATTAACACCAAAGACATTTAACTTTAATTGGGAGGATGATACTGCTGTAAAACATAAAGGATATATTGCACAAAATGAAGTTAATAAATTCCCAGAAGCATATCCAAAAAACAATTTGACGGATTGTGACAATGAGTTTTATCAATTCACTCCGACAGATATGACTGTCTATTTAATGAAAGGACTTAAAGAAGCAGCAGAAAAGATTGCAGCATTAGAAACAAAAGTTGCAGCATTGGAAGCAGCTTAGTAATATGTAATGACATACCCACTATTTTTTTATGGCTAGACCAACAGACGAAGAACTACAAACTGAATTGAAGCAAGTAGTTGATAAGCACAATGAAGCACAAGAAGTTGTTAACCAAATGAAAACTAGGTTTACTCAAATACAAGCAATAATCGCAGACAGAAAAGCAGCATCAGAAGATACTACTTCTACCTAACTTATCTTCTACCTTTGCTCTAAAAGCTGGATCTTTTTTGTATCGAGGATCATTCATTGCCTCCTCTAACTGTGCAGTACTTTCAAACAAATCACTACCTCCAGATGCTGGGCGACCTGATAGTAAGTTAGGTTCTTGACCTACGCTTGCAACATATCTGGAGTGTAATCCTTCAACAGTTAATTTAATCTGTTCGATATTACCGCTGTTAATACCAGCAGAGTACGCTGCTTTCTCAGCATCAGTTAAGTTTTGACCAGCCCATTGCTGCATATTGGCAAAGTTTTCTTCGCCATAACTATTACGAATAGCCAGTATATCTTTCTCTGTTGCAGCAGCATCGTTTCGTAAGCCACTAAGATGTGCGTCAACTATAGATCTAGGAAAGCCAGCTTGCTCTAACTCTTTGTAGTGAGCATCTGTTATCTCTCCCTTCTCTTGCCAATACTCATTCATTGATTTGTAATCAACATTGCCCTGTTCAAGTAGATTACCTACTGCTTCTCCATAAATTTCTTGGGCTGTTCCTACTGGTTCTGGAGCAGACTGTTCGCTTTGAGCTTTGAGTTCGTTATAAGCTGCAAGTAAATCTTCTTGAGACTTAAACTCTCCTCCGATTAATTCTTCTCCTTTAGGTAAGTTACCTTCCTTCTGGAGTTCAGCTGCCTCTGCTTCGAGGTTAGCAATTACTTCCTCTTGTACTGGAGGAGTAGCGTCTTGTGTGATTGTAACTGGATCAGGCATAGCAATTAGTTATTAAGTTCTTGTACCATTTC